CAGGTGAAAGTGGTAACCCAGCAGGTAAACCTAAAGGGGCTAAAAACTACTTAACATTGCTTGAAGAAGCTATTACCAAATACGAAAAAGACAATAACAAAGATATATTTGAAAGACTGATACAACGAGCATTTATAAGTGATAACGTATTACTGAGTGTAGTTAAAAAGTTTATACCTGATAAAAACTCAACAGAAATATCCGGCGCTGATGGACAACCTATAGTTATTAACCTTATTCCGGTTAAAACTAAAGAAGACATTGAAAATTTAGACAATGGTTAATATTGGCACGACTACAGTTTTTTTTGACTATCTATGTCAAACTAAGGCAAGGATTAATTTTTTTAAAGGCGGCGCAAACTCCAGTAAATCGTATTCGATAGCACAGCATTTATTGTTTAATAAGTTTTACAAGGAAGACAACAAGAGAATACTTATTGTACGTAAAACTACACCGGCAATAAGAAACTCATGTTACCAGTTAATCAAGGATTTATTATCAAAGTACAATTTACCGCATCATCCGAATAAAACCGAACTTACTTTTGAATATAAAAATAACTTGATTTTGTTTAAGGGACTTGATGACCCTGAAAAGGTAAAGAGTTCCGAATACAATTATATCTGGCCTGAAGAAGCTACTGAGCTGACATTTAATGATTACATCCAGTTAAACTTAAGGATGAGGCGAGAAACTGACGGCTTAAATCAGATGTTTTTAAGCTTTAATCCTATTGACGCACAGCATTGGATTAAGCGTGAAGTTGAGGACAAGCCAGGCAACGATATATCAATTTACAATTCTACATATAAGGATAATCCTTACGCTTCCGAAACAGACATTAAGGTTATAGAAGACTTAATAAACCAGGATGATAACTTCTATAAAGTTTATGCCTTAGGGGAGTGGGGCATACTTAAGAATATAATTTATACCGGTTATAAAGTATTAACCGAACCTCCTATAAACGGTGTTAAGAATATCAGTTACGGCATTGACTGGGGCTTTGAAAGTCCCTGCGCTTTAATTAAAATCTACTGGTTAGACGGTAACAAGGTAGTCTGGGAAGAGTTAATTTATAAAAAAGGTTTAATCACACCGGCATTTATTGAAGAAGCCAAAAAGGTTTTAAGAGAGCAGATAACCGAAGAAGATCCTGATAAAAAGGAACTGCTTTTTAATCAGGAATTACAAAAAGAGTTCTATGCAGGAACCGACGAACCCGGTTCTATCGTAGAATTTTATAATGCAGGGTTTAATATCCATAAAGCTATAACAGATGTCAGGGACGGTATTAACTATTGTAAAGCTCATTTAGTGGGTGTTATAGGTTCTAACATTGTCAAGGAAATTCAAGGGTATAAACGCAAGGAAGATAAGAACGGCATTGTTTTGGAAGAACCTGTAAAAGCTATGGACCATGGAATGGACGGCGGGCGTTACGGGACGTTTAGTGTAGCCAAGAATTATAGAGATGAATCATCAATTTTAGATTTTTCTTTAAGATAAATTAAAGGACAATATATGCAAGATATAAAGAATGTCATAGACATAGCCAAGCAGACCGAACCGACTATATTTACAGACGAACAGTTGTTAATAATCAATGAATTAATAAAATACCAGGATTACTACGAAAACAAGAGCTTTAATTATATTGTAGAGAAGTTTCCTGAATACAGGCAGGGCGGGTCAGGTAAGGATTACAGGCCGGCGCAGGTCCCGTTTAACTATGCCAAGTTTATTGTTGACAAGCTGGCGGCGTGGCAGTTTGAGGAAAGTATAGATTTCAACTGTACGTCAGAGGGAGCGCAAAACAGAGCCGATGAGATTGAAGCTGATTTGTATGACATTCACCAGAAAAACAAAATGGATATTAAGCTTTTACAATCAGCAGTAGAGAGCAATATATCGGGTGGTGTTACGTTTAAATTAAAATGGGATGAGGTTAAAAAATACCCTCGAATACTTATCCGAAACAGAATAGAAACTTTTGTAATAACTGAGTTTGATGATTATGAGGAAATAGTAAGAGTACATTTTATAGCGTTTGAAGATGAGAAGACTATCTGGAAACAGACATATGAAATGGTAAACGGTATCTGTTATATACTTGAGGCCATATACGATGTACAGAATATCAAGGTGCCAAAAGAGATTATTATACCTTACCAGAAACTTGGAGTTAATAACAAGTGGTTTGATTTTATGCCGGTTTATATTGTATCAAACTTAGCACAATTGGGCGAAGTCTGGGGGCCGTCTGAACTGCGGGATTTAATACCGATAATTGATGAGATAAACAAAAAGTATTCAGACTTATCCGATAGTTTAAAGTTTGATATGTTTGCAATAACGGTGTTCTTAAATGCCAAAATACCCACTGGTCCGGACGGCAAACAAAAGCTTATAGGCCGAGCAGGTGCTGCATGGAAACTGGTAACTGACGGCCCGATAGATAATGTAAGACCTGAAGTGTTCAAACTACAATCAGAATTTCAATATATTGACCCATTAAAATATTATATTGAAAGTTTAATATCTGCATTATTTAAGTTCAGCGAGTGCATTGATATATCACCGCAAGTCATTACCGGACTTCCTGCATTATCGGGAATTGCACTAAAACTTTTATTTGCAGCAATCATATCAAAGACTAACCGTAAAAATACAGCGTGGAAGGAAAAGCTTGTTGAAATATACATGGGAACTTTAAAACTAAAACAGATTTATGAAGGTTATGACATACCTGAAGACTTGACCATTGAAATAATTACACATATTCCTATGCCGGCAAATGAGCTTGAAGAAATACAGGTCATATCGGCTAAACTTGCAGATAGTTTAATTAGCGTAACTACGGCAATGAATTCTATCGGAATACAGGATCCAGAGGCAGAAATCGCTAAAATAATAGAAGAACGCATAAAATATGATAAGGCTCTTAATCTTGACCAAATTGATAATCCAACAATTAATAAGAGTGGTAATCCAAACAATAGTTCCATAGATAATCAAAATATTTAAGGTGATATAAATGGCAACTGAAATATTAAGACCAAATGGGGTGGGTGATTTAACCCAGTTTTTTAACCTTTATCCTGGAGAAGGAGAATCAAACTATGAAAATGTAGACGATGTTACTCCTGATATGGGTGATACATATACTGGTGCATACGGTGATGAAGATTTTGATTATACGGACTTATACAATATACAAAATCACTCAATAGGCGTTGGCACAATCAATAAAATAACGGTTAAAGCTGTAGGCAGGGGACAATCTGATGACAGTACCGTTAATTTTAAACTATGTGTAAAAACAGGCGGTACAGTTTATAAAGGCGATGAATATGAAAATACCAATTTTGTTTGGGGTACATATTCTCAGGAGTGGGCATTAAACCCTAAAACTGGACTTGCATGGGCATGGGACGATATAGACGCATTACAAATAGGCTTAAATGCTTATGCAGTATTTATAGAGGAAGGGTCAGATTTTACTATCGACCAAATCTATCTTGAAGTAGATTACACCGAAACACCTGCCGATGTAACACCTCCAGTTATAACAAGACTGGGTAATGCAGAAGTAACCATCGAAGTAGGTTCAACTTATACCGATGCTGGTGCTACAGCAACAGATGATACAGACGGAGATATAACAGGTGATATTGTAGTTGGTGGAGATACCGTTGATGAAGATACTCTTGGGGATTATGTAATAACCTATGATGTCAGCGATGCAGCAAGTAACGCAGCAACAGAGGTTACACGTACTGTTCACGTAGTAGATACTACTATTCCAGTTATTACAAGACTTGGGGTCAGTCCTGTTACTCTTTTTGCAGGTGGCACATACACCGATGCAGGCGCTACTGCAACAGATAACTATGACGGAGATATTACATCAAGTATTGTTACCATAAATCCTGTAAATACAGCAGTAGCAGGCATATATACTGTTACATATAATGTAGATGACCTGTCAGGAAATCATGCTGTAGAAGTTACAAGAAATGTAAACGTAGTGCCAGTAGCAGTAAGTGATTATGAAAATCCATTTAAAATAATATTTTATTAAGGAGATAAGATGGCAGCTAATATATTTTCAGGACAAAAAACAGTAGCATCTACTGCAACAGCCGAGCAATTAACGACTACAAAATTTGAGGATTATGTAGTTACGATTACAGCATTAAAATCAAATTCAGGCATAATCCATGTTAGTGAAAAAAGTGCCGTCAACGCTACAACTAGGAAGGCTTATGAACTTTATCCAGAACGTTCCGTAACATTATTTGTGCATAATGTTGATACCGATATATATCTTGCTTGTAGTGTAAATGGTGAAGGTGTGTCTTTTATAGGCTGGGTTGATAGAGGAATAAAATACATGAGTGAAATTAAATAATGGCCAATAATATCTGACACGAGACGAAGTAGTGCATCATATTAACAAAATCAAAAATGATAATAGACCGGAAAACTTAATGCTTTTTGAAAATGATGGTGATCATAGATTTTTTCACAATGAATTAAAGAGAAAACAAAAATGTCAGAATACTCTGAATACTATAAGCGGCATCAGCTTAACTTTATAAAACTTACAAATGCTCAAGAGCGGGAGTTATCTCGACTATATATATCCGCCGCAGGCGATATTAAAGAGCGAGCCGCAAGCATTATTGAAAACAAATCTCTTACAGCGGCACAGGCCAAGATACGAATAAAATCACTGCTTCGTGAAGCTGCAAGACTGTCAGATGATTTTAAAACGTTGCTGGATAAGTCGATAATTGAAACAGTAAACCTGTCAACTGAAGTAAATAAATTGATAATGGGTGGCTATCAGGCAGCATTAAAAAAAGAGGGCATTAATTTAAACTTAGGCAGGATATTAAACAAGGTAAATCCTGAAGCAATTAAGGCGGTTTATAATCGTATATGGACAGACGGATTAAAACTAAGTGATAGAATCTGGTTACTTGATAGACGAACAAAGCAGGAAATAGAGCGGATTGTTTTACAAAATATCATTAGTGGGGGGAGTGCATCAGACAAGGTAACATTATCGGCACTGGAAAACCTGCTTAATCCAAACTATACTCCGGCCAAGTTGACAAGCTTGCATGGCCGTAAAGTCGGGTATGAAGCGTCAAGATTGTTAAGGACTTCAACAAGTGAAGCATTTAACGAGGGTGATAGGTTAAGCAACAATGCTAATCCCGGGGTAAGTGGTGAAACATGGTTAGTTGCTCCAGGGTGTTGTGATATATGTGAAAGTTATGACGGCAGGAATGTAAACGATGTAGGTTATCCCCCGGAGCATCCAAACTGCAGATGCACGACACTTGCTATAGTCGAAAGTATTGAAGGTTTTACTAATAACTGGATAGACTTTATGCACAATCAAGATAAGTATCCGAGATATTCACAGTGGATGGAAGATGTTTATAGACCTGTGGTACAGGGCGGAAACTGGAATATGATGTAATTTAATTAAAATTTAATATAGCAATTCTTAACCGCTTGGATGGGCGGTTTTTTATTGCAAGAAATCAAAGGAGAAGAAAATGACGGATGTCATTGACAACGTAGTGGATACTACAAAAACCGTATCGGATGATACAAAGCCAACACCAAAGGTATATACGGAAGAAGCTTATAGGTTGCTTGAAAAAGAATCAGTAACAAGACGCAAAGATAATGAAAAATTATTAGCTGAAATTAAAAAGCGTGATGAAGCTGATTTAACAGAAGCACAAAAGAGAGATAAGCGAATAAGTGAGTTAGAAGCTGAGAGAGATAAGATTTTAACAGCTCAAAAAGACAAGGATATTGATAACTTAATCTTAAAGAAATCAACAGGCAAAAACATTGTAGACATTGACGCAGTTATGTTGTTTGCAAAAAAGGAACTGGCAGGCGTTGAAGATGTCAATGACGCAGCCGTTGAGTCAGTTATCGGTAAGATCCTAAACGATAAGCCTTATCTTGTTTCTACTACAAACGTAATCCCGGGTGATGGCAATTTTAAGAAATCAGATGTCGATGCAAGCAAGGACCCGGATTCAATGTTTGGGGAGTTCTTGCACGGCCAATAAGAGAAGGAAAGTAAGATGACAAGACCAGCAATAAAATCAAGTTTATCGGATGCAGCAGGCGGGTATTTAGTACCAACGCCTCTTGCTACCACAATGTTCGAAAATATAGCCAACGCATCGGCTATCATACCGTTTTTAACACATATACCAATGACCGCCGCAACACTGAGAATGAACGCTTTAGATGATGATGTTGTGTGGACGTGGGTTGATGGTGAAGGCGGGGCAAAATCTGTAAGCAATGAATCACACAGGCAGATAACACTTACAGCATACGAAATCGCAATTATAGTCAAGATAACTGAAATACTGATTGAAGATGCCAATATTGCAATGGACGCAATGATAAGAAAAGAAATTGAGACCCAGCTGTTGGCAGCACTGGAACAATCATATCTTGGCTATTTTGCAGGAACTCCGTTTGCACAGACAATTTCAGGGAGCTGCCCTGCCGGCAATACTGTGGCATTAGGAACTTACGCTGACGTTATTGCAGACGCTTCACAGATACTAAATAGGATTGAAACTAACGGATTTACAAATAACATCGGATTTGTAACACATCCGGCAGTTAAGGCTACATTTAGGGATTTGAGAGACTTAAACGGCAGGCCGATATTTGAGCCTGGAAACGCTAAAGAACCTGCAACCTTATTTGGTTATCCTATAAGGTTTACAAGGAACATGGTTACTCAATCCTCACCTGCCGGCTATGAGCTGATTGTAGCTGACTGGAGCTATCTGTTTGACGGTGTCAGAAACTCAATGAAGCTGAAAATGTTTGATACCGGTATCGTGGGAGACGATAACCTGCTTACTGAAGACAAAATCGCAATAAGGGCTAATATCAGAAGGGGCTTCGCAATCAGGGATACAGCAGCAATAGCCAAGCTCACTGGGTTATAAAAGTAACAATAAACAGGGGAGTGGGCTAAATGTCTGCTCCCCTGCCGAGGGGTGAATATGAAAATAATTTTAAACACTGCAACGAGTTATGAGGGTAAGCCGTTAAAGATAGGTGATATGGCGGATTTGCCTTTGAACATTGCTCAACGCTGGATTAATAAGGGCATTGCACACCTGCCGGAAAGAGTAGAAGAAATAAAGCCTGTAGAAATAAAAGTGGAAGAACCGGAAGAAGTAATATTCAGAGAACCTGAAATAGGAAAAGAGGTAGATATAGAGTTTGAACCACTACCGGAAGTTATAGAAGAAGAAATTAAACCTAAACGTAAAACTAAAAAGAAAAAAATTGATGAAGATAATTCTTAATACAGACCGTAATATCTGGCCTGACAGAAAGAAGGCCGGTGATATAGTCGAGGTAAACGATAATATTGCCATGCGCTGGATTAATGCCGGTGTTGCACATTATGTTGAATCAGATTATCAGGGCAGTGGTATAGATCCTAAAAGTTTAAAAGATTATATAAACCACAAGCGTGTATCTATAATAATCCCTGTTTTTAATGCTTTGGAATATCTTGAAAAATGCCTTACATCACTGGCCGAATTTACGCAAAACTACGAACTTGTAATAATTGATAATGGTTCAGATAAGGATGTAAAAGAATATTTAAAGAAACGCAAAAGGCATTACAGCTTTAAGTTGCAAACCAATAAAGAAAATATGGGTTTTAGTTACGCCTGCAATCAGGGTATAAAGATAGCAACCTGCGATTATA